AATGAAGTAAACATTATCAACACCACTACTGTTTACGGATCGTTTATTGGGATTGCCCAAAACTATCCTTCTGCTGCTGGTGGATCGATTGCAGTTAGAACCGCTGGGCCTACTAAAGCGCTTTTAGCTACAGCTTCAATCACTGCTGGTGTAGTTGCTAAACTTGATGTTCAAACAACTACAACTCAAGGTTATATTACTGAAGGTACTGTTAAAATGGGAGATACACCTACTGACGGTGTGGCTCTTGTTCTTGGTACTTGTATTGTTGGATCACAGGCTGGAACTAGTTCGGTTGTTGAGATTAATCTCAACCCTTACTTTAGTTCTGCTATAACTACTACGGTAGCATCATAATAAATAGAAAGGAGAAATAAAAATGCCATACGCAAATTCACAAGGTTTAAGCCAGTTTAATCCTGGACTTTCAAACCTAAGTCAAAAATATGCTAATGATACAGCTGGATTTATTCATAATAAATTACCTGTTATTAATGTAGCGAAAGAATCTGATAAATACTATGTATTTGGTAGAGATCATTTTCAAATCCCTGAAACGCTTAGAGCTGATGGGGCAAAAGCTAACCGTGTTAATTATACGCTTAGTACATCTACTTATAGTTTAGACGAACATTCTCTTGAGGAAGTTGTAACAGACAGAGCAAGAGCAAACGCTGACAAAGGGCTACAGCCTGATGTTGACGCAATGGAAAATCTAACAAGTAGAATCATGTTAAGAAAAGAATTACAAGCTAAGAATGTTATTTTTACGACTACTTCTTTTTCTAACAACCACTCGTTAACATCTACCCTTAAGTGGGACTTGCTAACTAATACATCTGACCCAATCGGTGATGTAGCTACAGCAACAAGTGTTATCATGGGTAAAACTGGCCAAAAGGCTAACACTGTTATCTTAGGATACGCGGCTTGGAAAGGGTTAACTAACCATCCGAATATCTTAGAAAGAATCAAATATTCTGAAAGAGGAATTATCAATACAGACTTAATTGAAGCTGTATTTGATGTTTCAAATGTTATTGTTGGGAATGCAATCTATGATACTAATGTAGAGGGCGCGCCTGCAACATCTTCTTATATTTGGGATCTTGATGCTTTCGTAGGATATATGGAACCTAGACCTAAGTTGAAAAGTGCATCTGCTCTTTATCAGTTTGTTAAATCAAACTATGCTGGTAAACCATTTGCAGTACGTAAGTACAGAGATGATGAAGTCAAAGGTGACGTTATCGAAGTATCTACTATGCATGATTCAAAAGCAGTAGCTAGTTTATCTGGTTACTTAATTAGAGGTGTAAACTAATCGCTGATTAGTAATTTAAAGGGGATGACTTAGGTTGTCCCCTTAAATAAAATAAAAGGAGAAAAGAGAATGGCTGAAACCAAGAGAAGAAGATCAAGAAAGCAAGTAGTAGAGACAGTAGCAGGACAAGAAGTTGAGGTTGATAACACAAAACTACCTGGGCGTCCTGAAAATACAGTTGAAAATGAAGCTAAAGCAAAAGAACAAGCAAAAGAAACTAAACAAGAAAAAAGTTACGTGTATCGTGATACTAAAGGTAAGTTAAATAAGAAAGTATTTGAAGTATTTAGCACGCCTAGAGGACGACATACACGATTATTGAGAATAGACAAAGGGATTTCCCAACAGGAAACAATGAAATAATATGGGTAATTATACTACCAATACATCGGTCATACTTGAGTTTCCTATATTCCCACAAACGTCAACTGTTTCAAGGTATACGGAAACTTCTTTGTTGATTACTGAAAAGATAGACCGTGCTGAAAGTATTATAAACGGTTATCTGGGACGACGTTATACAGTCCCATTTAGCCCTGTACCGCCTGTAGTAGAGACAATGTCTATTAACTTGGCTGCACATTATACGTTTGTAGCAAAGTTTTCTAGCGACTCTCACAACACTAACGACTGGGTTACTGATTTAAAAGTTGATGTAATGACACAACTTGAGGATTATCGTGACCGTAAAATGGATATTGTTAATACTAGTGGCGCTGTTCTGCCTGAAAAGAACGCTGATAGTCGCGTAGTGTCTAATACACAAGGATATGCACCTACTGCTGACCTTGACTCGATTACATCATGGAGCATTTCAAGCTCTAGATTGGACGATATAGAAAGTGGCAGGCGCAACGATTAAAATAGACGGCTTAGACCGTCTTAATAAACGACTAGACAAAACAGTCAAGAAACTAAAGAATCCCTCAAGCGAAATGCGTACTATTGCTAATGTCTGGATGTTTAAAGATGTAATGGACCATTTCTCACAAGAGAGATCCCCTAGTGGTAAATGGGCGAGCACAAAGCGTGGTGGTAGGATATTGCAAGACACTGGTGTACTAAGAAATTCCATTAGAGCAAAAAGCACAAAAAACGTGGCATTCGTGGGGACTAACCTAGACTATGCTGCTACTCAAAATTATGGCAGAGGCGCTATTAAGGCTCGTAAATTCATGTGGCTAAGTAAAGAGGCTCTCGAAAAGATTAAAAAATCATTAGGCCAATTTTTTATTTCAAAATAATATGATATAATAACGTCCATGGCATACGACTATAATTTATTCCTTGATAAGATTAAAAGCACACTTGTTGCAAACGCTACAGCATTGGCAGCTAGCCTGTCTGTTAACTATCCAACGTTAACAAGCGATAGCATAGCAATAGGCGCGCCAGAGAATCTTCCTAGAGGCATAGACAGATATCCTTATATAATTATAAACGCTAAAAACACTGATGAAGAATTTGAGCAGTTAGGCGTTTCAAGCACGGGCATTGCAAGAACAGTTAATAATAGTGTAGCCCTATATTCATTTATTAATGTCATGAGCGATAGTCAAGACAGTGATAAACAGGCAAGAACATTGGCCCGTAATATTAATACAGTGTTTAGAGCTAACTATGAAATTAGTGGCGCTGACGGGTGGGACAAGGTTATCGCAGAGACAACAATACATGGTAAAGACGCTTACAAAGAGCCTGGCCAAGACGATGTTTATACATCAGCAACCAGGATTGAGCTATCTTTTACCAAGTATAATGTAAGCTAGTGTAGCTCAGTTGGAAGAGCGCCTGTTTTGTACTCAGGTTGTCGTGGGTTCGATTCCTGCCTCTAGCTCCAAATAAATAAAAAGAGGAGTCACAAAATGACATTACAGCATTCGGAAGTACTAACACAATCTAAGAGGGCTTATTCAGCCTGGGCGCCAATATGGCGACATAATTCAAACGTAGTTAAAACACAAATAAAGAATAAACTCCCTATGCAAATGTTTAGAGAACAAGGGCTAGGCAAAAGCGTAGTTGTTGTAAGCATGGGGCCAAGCCTAGAATCACAAATAGAAACAATCAAGAAACACCAGAACAAAGTAGATATCGCCTGTGTTGATAAAGCATATGGTGCGTTATGCGAACGTGGCATTATCCCTGATATATGTTTAGTGGCCGATGCACAAGTTAGTTTTGAAATATACTGTGAGCCTTATTTGAAGTACTCAGAAAAGACCTTGCTACTAGCTAATGTTAATAGTAACCCTAAGTGGGGCCTTAATTGGCGTGGGGCTAAGACATATTATGTTAATAAAGATAACATCGAATCTGAAAAAGAGTTTAGTTCTATTAGTGGCGTTAATGATCTTATCCCTGCTGGTAGTAATGTATCTAATGCTCTGTTTATTTATCTATCTAATGTTATTAAATACGATCATTATTATTTAGTAGGTTATGACTTTTGCTGGGATGTTGAGGGTAAATTTTACGCCTTTGCACACGGTAATGAGAAGAGCGGGATTAAATCTGTTAACCTTAATCAGATGCGTGTAATGAACCAACAAATGAAGTTAGTTAACTGTAGTGAAAACCTTTGGTTTAGTGCTAGATGGTTAGAGTCATGGATAGTTAAAGTGGTAGGTGTTTATAACATCTCTAACTGCTCTAAGGGCATAATGGCTTATGAAGAAAAGGACTTGTCTAAACTGTTAGCAGAACTTAAACAATATAAACGTGAATTTACATATGATGAACTGGTTAAAACAACTAAACGTACATTAACTATTAATAGCCCACAAGCATATGCCGAGGCTAAGAAGTTACTTAATGATGACAATATTAATATTATAGACGGGCAAATCATATTCCAAACACCAGAAGATAAGATGTATGCATGCCCTCAAACAAGTAAAGATGTACCATTACAGGTAGAATTACAACAAAAGGCGGTGCAAAATGGCAGTAACTAAACTAGATACAGATTCTTTACATCAATTAAATGATTTTGTTACCTTACTAGAAAGTCTAGAGTCGTGCGCTTACGAGCTTTATGCTCTTTGTAAATCAAAAGAAAGAATGATTAATGATGCCAATGAAGAGCATAAAGATTTATTTGATGAAGATATTAAAAATGAAGAAAAAAAGATAGTTAACTTAATAATTGATTCTTTTATACAGTAAATATATGCTATAATAAAGTAGACAAAGAGCTAGTCTTAACCTTCCAAAAGAGAATAAAATCCAAGGAGTAACTTATGAAGTTAAGATATATATCTATCATTAAACGTCAATACCCTAAACTAGGGAAAGAATTTCCTAATAATGATAATGAAATAGAAGTAGAAGATAGCCTAGGAGCTATTCTATTACGTCACAAAGTTGGCAAGGTTAAACTTTGGGAAGAAATAAAAGAACGCAAATCTAAAAGCGTTGAGCAAGAAATAATCAAGGAGGATAATTAATTATGTCAATAGGAACTAATTCAGAACTAGGATATAGATCGATAATAGCAACTGAGCCAGAAATAGTATATGGGGTAGCTCAAACTACTACATCGGCTACTAACTATACAGAGGTAACAAGTTTTTCACCTTCAATGAAAATAGAAGAGTTAAAATCTCCTGAATTAAATTCTACCAGAGATTACACAAGACGTTTCCAAATGAATAAAACAGTTGATGGTAGTGTTGAAAAACACTTACACCCTATAGACGGGATTGATTTATTAAGACATGCCCTAGGGGGTACATTATCAACTACTGCATTATCTACAGGCGTATATCAACATGATATTACACCAGATGATACACAGTTTGCTATCGCTACCGCTACAGAAACAAGTTTAACAATAGACGCTCGTAAGGGGCCAAATAGAACTTATCGTTATACAGGGTTAAGAGTTAACAATATGACCATTACTGGTGAAATTGGTTCTCCTGTTACGGTTGCTTATGAACTATTAGGTAAAGATGCTGCTAGTCTTACTGCTGGAAGCTCATTAACTGATACGGCGGTTAGTTATTCATGTGAAAGACCATTCTTATTCCAAGACATATCAATGCAATATGCTGATACTGTGGCTTCATTAACAACTACTTCTCAATTTAGTTTAGTAGGCTGTGAAATTGGCGTTGCTAATAACCTTAACGGAGACACTAGATCATTAGGTACTGATACTGTTAGTGATTTACCACCAGGACGTAGAGATGTAACGGCTAAGCTAACAATGAGAGCTGATACAAGTACCGTCTATGAATGGTTTAGAGATGGTACAGCAAAAGCGGTTAGATTTATTATTGAAGGTTCTAGCATCACGGCTGGCGATAACTTCTCTTTAGCGTTCACAATGCCAGAAGTATATTTTAATAATGCTGACCCTGAGATAGGTGATGAGGGCGTTATAATGATAGAGCCTGAATTAACAGTAGTTAGAGCGTGTCCTATTGGTACAACAACAAGCTATGCAGTTAAATGCGAACTAGTGAACAACGTAACGAGTTACTAAATGTATAGTAAGACTGAAAAGAAGTTAATGGGAGTTAAGAAACTTAAAATACAGGGGATCCCTATCGAAATAAAGAAGGTGTCCCCTGAAGATTTTCTAGGTAAAGAAGGAATCCCAATATCACGCTGGCAGTCTGAATATGAATTTATTGCTAATAAACAAAAAGAAAACCAGTTAACACTTGGAGAATTAAAGAAGCTTTGGAAGGCTACGTTTAAAAAATCAATCATATCTATCTTTTATAAATACGATGACCTGCCTAAAGGTATTGATCTATTAATAGACAATTATTTTGTAGCATCAGCTGTATATAGTGAGATAGTCAATCATTGCTTGGGCTTAAAAAAAAACTCGATATTAAGGTTATTTCAAAAACAACAGGCATTACGCTAGACACAATAGCCAAAAGATACGGCACACTCCCATCAAAAGTAGTACAAATTAAATTTATCGATGCCCTTGATGAGCATTGTTTTAATCTTGTCGTAATTAACGAGGGGATAAAAGAACAAAACAGACAACAAAAAGAAGCAGAACGTAAATCCAAAAGCAAACAACTTAATAGGCGGAGAAGATAAATGTCTGAAAAAATTGATATAGTAGTTTCGTTAAAAGACACGGCCTCAAAGGGTGTTGGCAAAATAAGCAAAGCATTTGATAAGTTAAAGAAAAACGCTAAGCTAGTTGCTATTGCTGGGATAGGCGCACTATCAGCAATGATAGTTAAAACGACTAGGCTGTTTGGTGTTCAAGAAAAAGCTATAGTTAAGATGGAAGCTGCTTTGAAATCTTCTGGCCAAGAGGTTAAAAATAATTCTAAAGACTTTCAAAAGTTTGCAAGTGAACTTCAAAAGATAACAACTGTTGGTGATGAAGCAAGTTTAGGGTTATTGCAAATTGCCACTAACATGGGTCTTAATTCCAAGCAAGCCAAGCAAGCAACCAAAGATGCTATCGGATTATCTAAAGCCTTTGGCATAGATACAACCGCTGCAATCAAGGCGGTTACTGCAGCGCAACTTGGTGATTTCAATATGTTAAACAGATATATCCCTGCTCTTAGAAGTGTTAAAGATGAAACAAAAAAAGCAGCAAT